TTGACTTCATCTCTCTTGAATCCAGCGAGTGCTACCTCAAGTCTGGTCTCATGATTGCTGAGTTGTACGATGTTGTATGGAGGATAGTTACCACCAAAGGTATTTGATTCCCAAAACTGATTGAATGATTGATCCCATCCAAGGGCGTTCTTATTGATACGGTCAATAAGGTCCGGCAGACTGGCTGCACGATACTTCTCGATGTTAGACATTGTTCTCCTGTTAGGCAGAATGTGTTGTGTGGTCCCCGAAGGCAACCTTTGGCGTAAAAGGGGGATCCTAAGATCCCAATCCTCTTACAGTACTAATTATAAGAGCAAGCATGAAAAAGGGGGTGTTGGTAACCCCCCTTCTCGTAGCGTATATTCCGTATGTAGCGTGTCGCGCACGAAAGAGCGACGATTTATTTAGGTATCTGTGGTAACTTTTTTCTTACCAATGTTGTATTTCGTTTCCAAAGACCACTCTGCTTTCTCTTTGAATGAGATAACTTTGATCTGATTTAGAGGAGAAACGTCAACAATTCTATTGAATCCTTCTTCAGAAATCTGAACAAGACCCCAGTCTACAAGCAGTTTTACGATGCGATTACGACGCTGAACGTCATTCACACTCAAGTTTGCCTTCTTTCCATCAAGAGCAAACAGTTCTTTGAAGTGTACAATATAGTAACGTCCCTGCTTATGCAGAATATGACAGGACTGGTACAGTTTTTTCTCTTTGCGACTCGCTACACCAATACGAGTAAGCGTCTCGCGTACTTTTAGAAAATCATCTGGTTCTGCAAGAACCACTTCAATCATTTTATCAGGCGACCATTGATAAATCGGTTCAGTACCGCTCATTTCAATCCTCCAGTGTCAAGTCGTTGTCGAATAATGTCTAGTTGTTCATCAGATAGTAGAGGAAGCACTTGCCTCGCCTTTTCGTCACTATACCCATAGTATTTTTTGACGGTTTGGAGGTTTGATAACTCTTCTTTCCGCATCCAAGGAGAGAATCTCTTCTTGGATCTCAGACTATTTAGAAAGAAGTCATACTGTAACTTTTTATCCAGATGAGAATTGATATTCATCTCATTTGCATACATCAAGGCATCAATATGCCCAGACATGCATCGATTGACAATGTAAGGGAGATATTTTGACTCTAGCAACGGATCTTCATCGATCAAATTGTCCTTAGTTTCGTTGATCGACTTCAACCAGTCCTTCAAGTCCATTTGTTTTTGCGGCGAATAATAATGCAGTCGTTTTCGTAGTCAGGAACAAACTCAAGAACTTCGCTAGGTTCCCAAAGCAACTCTTCATAAAGACTATTGAGGGTTGCCATGTCCTCCCAGAGGTCCGTTGGTTCTTCTGACATAGTGTCTACCAAATTACCAGTCTAGCATATTATCTATCGGTTGAAAATCCTTTGCTTCAATTCTTCGGTCCATTTATCATAGTATTTTGTTGATTTCAACTCCTTTCTAGCGTCCTCCAACTCCTTTCTCTTCTGCACTAGGAGCAATGTCATGCCGCTATTCAAGTGCTGACCATCAACTACCTCCACCAGGTCTGGATGTTCTTCTAAGAACAAGAACTCTGGATAGATTTTGTTACATTTCTCTGCCAGGTCAGTAACCCAGTTGGCATTCATATTATCAATGACAAAGATGACCACCTCTTTGGTCCACTCCTTTGTCATGTATCCAACAATCTGAGCAAAGTCTGTGTACTCAAGGACTTCTACCTTCTTGCGAAGGAAAGCACTCTTTGCAAATGGACATGGTGGCATACCACCAAACGCTTCACTAGGTGTAGTGAGCATCTTTACCCAATTAGTCAGTGTAGAGTTCATGCTATAACTTTGGATTGGTAGTCATCACGGTCTGGGAAGAAGTCTTTACACTCACCCTGACGAGAAATGTCAGATGTGACACAGTGCAGACCACCATCCCAAAAGTAACGGTGTCGAAGGTTCAGGATGTGAGGAGTCACACCATGACGTTCAAAAGCGTCAAACACCTTCTCATTATAACCGTTACAGATCACGTTGTTCTCGTCGATTACAAGCATGTTTACGTCAAAGACAGACTCCTCAACGTACAGTTGCCAGTGATTCAACCAGACATCCATGTATTCTATCAGATCATCGTTGTCTTCCTCACCTGCAACGAAGTATTTGCCACGATTCTTTTCCTTCATCTTGAGGAACCCGTCCACTTTGTCCCAAGACTCACCGCTGATAGAACAAATGTCCCAACCAGGGAACAATTTCTCACAATCTTCAGTTCCTTTTAGGGAAACTACCAGTCCAGGTTTGACCACACAGGTAGAACCATCACTATGACCCGTATGTGCCAAGTAATTGATGCGATTATTAGGAAATAATCTAGTCAACTTAGCATCAAAACTCTTTTGATTCAATTTATTGATAACATTACAGAAACTAAAATATAAATCCTTGCCACATCTAATGCTAGTAGCAGTGTTGATGTGTTGATCATAGACAATCGGGACATTATTGTCCTGTAACCACTTTTCAATGCTAGAAAATGGATAAAATGATCCCGTAGAAGGGTATCTTTGACTGTTTCCAATCTGCATCGTCTCTGCAAGAGTAATTTGCTCTCGCATTTGCTCGGCATCAAGACCCATCAGGGTCTTTGCAGCGGTATGATAGTTTTTTCTTGTCCTAAATTTGAACAAAGACATGCTGGTGGACAGATTTTTGTCCGGTTCCAGTGCATCCTCTAGTAGTTTTGCCAGTAGTCTCTCACGAGAACCGTTGCCTTCAGACTTTCCACTGGTCAACTGGTCAAAAACATGGCGAATATCGATCTTATCCCCAAACTTTTGACCAGGCATATAGAAAGTATCCCCAATCATTGCCGTGTAGTCACGGGGCAGCATGGGCGGATAGCAGGTCACCTGACCCTTTCCGGGGGGTGCACCCTGTCTGCCGTCTACATAGGCGTCAGGGTCGTCACAGAGGTCTGTACGGAGCACTTCGACGCCAAACTCTCGCAGTTTATCTGCAAGTTTGTCTAGGTCCTCACAGGTCTCCTGACAGATCCTCTCCATAACGGGGCGAACCTTGGCGTTTTGGATCCTACTCATGTACTCAGGAGGGAAGCACCTCCCGACTGCACATACTTTCAGAGGATCCCAGTGTTGATATACCGTGTGTTTCAATCTCGCTGTCTCCAGTCGTCACATCTTTCATGACGAAACCAATCCATAATATCCTCAGCACCATCAAAATTCTGTTTGTGCTCGGTCGGGTCCGGAGAACCAAGATTTAGATCATTGAAAAAATCGTCACCAGGGTTCAGGACCTCCCTCCTAGCACGGTTCAACCAAGTCTTTGCCGTAGTATTTGCCTTCGCTAATTTGTTTGCCCAAATCATGTCTGCTAAAGGAACTTCTTCCTTATTGACAATCTTCCTACAGATCTCTTGCAGACGGAGACGATACTGAGTAGACAGCATATTACTCAATTAGATGGTACTATCTAGGCACTTTTCCATTGCGGCTTTCAGTTCAAGAGAATGTTCGATTTCATCGTTCATGATCTCCAGAATCCTTTCGTCTTCTCCATTGTCCCGAATATACTTCTCATAGGTATGAGCAGCATGGACCTCTACCTCGTACGATAGATGGTACGCTGACTTAGGAGCCAACCAGTAATACACCACATTGGTCCAATAGTATACAAGAACAAGGTGTCTTGCGAGAAAACGGTCAATCCAATAAGAATTACCGCCCCTACTCTCCATGTATTCCAGATGTTCGGTTTCATTGACGCTCTGCTCGAAGTGCTGCTTCATCAAGTATATGTGATCTGGACCTCGGAGACCCATGCTTTCTCGGAAATGTAACACACTCAAGAAAGCAAAATAGGGTGCCCGAGCAATCTCCTCAAGCACCCAAAATCTTTGATAATCTCTACCGTTGTAGAGATAGTCCAGGATCGCGACAGTTACGTTTAGGAAAAACGAATTCAGTCTTCTCATGGTCAGGTATATACCATACTATCTAGTAATTCATCAGTAGAAGTTCCTTGCGTTGTGTTTGGTTTTTCATATAATCCCCAACAGAACGCATGGTGTAAGTCAAATCAAACTCACCCGCTTTCCACTGGTCACCAAACCGATCTTCTACCAACTGATTTGAATTGTAACTGATCAGGCAGTCGTGCCTTGCAGCATTGCATTTAGCAGCAAAGTCGTCATGATCAAACGACTTGTGCATAGATCCTTTACGACCGTACAGATTGTCTTTGATGTCGTACGGAGGATCAAGATAGACAAATGCATTGTCCATCACATTGAGAAGAGATTCATAGGAATCGTGACGGATCTTCCAGTCTTGAATCAACTCAGAGAACTGAGACAAACGATCAATACCACTCTGACTAAAGTTCTGATTACTCGCTTGCTTGGAGAAAGAAGATGCTTCTGTCAGTCCACTGAAAGAGCACTTGTTTACAACATAGAAAGCACAGGCACGATCATGGTTAGAACGTGACTGCTGATTGATAATCAGTTTGCACTCATCAAAAAGCACCCGTGCAGTGTCAGGATCATTGTGATCTTGCTTTGCTTTAGTAAGAGTCCGAACCATACGGTCTCCACTTTTCTGGAGTTCTTTCCAGAAGTTGATAAGCGGTTCGTACAGATCACAGACCTCAACGTCCACACCAGGGAACTGCTGGGTTACCCAGAGTGCCATGCTACCACCACCAAGGAAGCACTCCTTATAGGTGTCGTACATGCTCAGTTCAGGAAGGTATGGGTAAATTTTCTTTACCGCACGTGACTTGCCGCCAGGATAACGAAGAGGAGTCTTGAGTTTGAATGACTGATACATCACAGGATCTTTTGTAGATTTTCCAGAATTTCTGTAGAAGTCATGGACTTCTCAGTAGGGGTAACGTTTTCTGCGAGCATTGTGTACTCGCCAGGTTCTAGTTTGAACTTAGCAACAGGTGACTTCTCAGTAAAGTAAATACGCTTCTGGATGGTCTCCCAATCAGTGACGGCAATACTCATAGACAGGGTGTCTACAAGGATCATGTAGTCAAACGTCTTATTGACTACCTTACTCTCACCACGGAAGTTCTTCAAGTCTACGGCAGAAGTGCTACCGTTTTTGTTGAACATCTTTAGTTTGCCTTTCATCTCATAGGCATGTTCATCTGACTCAAAGTCCATACCGTCTTTATAGTCACCAACATATCGCAACTGTCCGTCACTCCACTTGGCGAAAGACTTCTCCTGCAACCAAGTGCGAATGGTCTTGAAAGCATTCGACTTCATCTGAGGTGTATTGGTTGCTGCTACGCATCCAAAAAACTCTTCGAGGTTGATGCGGTCAATGTCAAACATTGCAGAGTTGGGACCTAAGGTCGATTGTTGGTTCCCATCCTAGCATATTTTTTGCTTTTGTGTTGTCGGCTAGAGTCTCCTGTGCCTCACCCTTACGAGGAGCGATGTAAGTCACTTTGTCAGAGATCATAGCAGCAACCTCATTCACGGAGTAGTTAGTGCCTGTTCCGATGTTGACAGAAACTCCAGAGATGTTGGTGTTGAGAGCACACATGTTTGCTTCTACCACATCATCGACATGGGTAAAGTCTCTACGCTGCGTCCCGTCTCCAACAATCGTCAGGGGTTCACCCTTCCGTGCTTGTTCTTGGAACAGACCGATTACAGGGGCATACATGCCCTTCAGAGGTTGCCTAGGACCATAGACATTGAAGTACCTAAGCGTGATCGTCCGCAGTTTATGCAGGCGATAATACATATAACAGAATTTTTCAGCAGAAACTTTGCTTGCTGAATACGGATTCAAACAATCCGTTGGCATGGACTCCACAAGAGGAGGAGTATTGTTCAGACCATAACAAGATGAAGTTGAGGAATTGACAAAACGCTGAACTCCAACTTCACGGGAAAGTTCCAGCATATTGCAAGTGCCTATGACATTCGTTTGAACACAGTCAAACGGATTGGACATAGCAAGTTGAATTCTAGACTGTGCTGCTAGATGGAAGACTGCTTCGACACCTTTGAAAACTGGACGACAAGCATCGATGTCTCGAATATCCAAGACATGATTCTCTGCGTCGTCTTCATACCAGTTGAAGGCATCGTTGGCTTCTGCCGATTCGTTGTCAATAACGACAACTTCATGACCATCATGCAGCAGGCGAGAAACGACGTGGGATCCGATGAACCCAGCACCGCCTGTTACAAGACACTTCATTGACCCTTACCAATCAACCAGAGTGAGCAGATAGCGACAGCAACAACCAGTGTGCCGTACACAATAATGACAGCCATTTTTTGAAAAAACTCTCTTACTAGTTAGGTTTACTTGAATTCACAATTGACCATGATCTCGGTCATTGCTGCGAGGAGATTGATCTCCTGATCTGCCGCAAAGGCAGACTGGTACTGGTATTTCGCAATGATTAGTACCGCCTCAGGTATAGACTTTGGTTTCATATGCTCATAAATTGAGTCATATAATTT